TCTCCATCATCATCAAATACCGCAAAATCAAAACGTAGAGGTCTACCATTAGAACTATATAAATCTGGAAAAGAATATTCTTCGGTAAAGTTTAAATCTGAATCTTTTAAAATTTCTTCTATTTTTATTTCTCCACGACTAGCTCTCATGTAAACCTCCTCCTGTAGAAAATAATATTTTCATATTTCTACATTATTTTAAATTTTGTCTCATATAAATAACTATATTTTGCCCAAGTTATTGTTTGTTTGTAAAAAACATCATATCCGCAATATTTCTTTTCTTTCTTTTTTTATTACGATCTTCTTCTTGTTTTATATAATAAAGACCATATTCAAAAGCAGAAAATTTATCTTTAGGAATGCTTCTACTTGATTGTTTAAGAATAATATTAGTACCTTCATTTTCCTCTACTAAATTAAGCATTTGTTCTCTTAAAATAGTAGTTAAAGTAAAAGGCATTAAATATTCTGCACGCTTATCTGCATCCATATTTTGTCCTACTTTTGTTGACATTAATTTTACTTTTGCTTGTCCTTCATCTATTAAGAATTTTATTTTTCCACTAAATAATTGAGTTTGAACATAACTATGAGCTTCAGTATTTATTGGAGTATTAGCTTTCATTAAAAACATTGCATTTTCTTCAACTCCTGGACCTTTTATTTTTTTATAAGGTTCAACAGCATCTTCAGAAGTACCGCCTTCAACTCCAAATGGCAATAGTTCATCTCCAGTCTCTGGATCTACTTGAGCTTTAGTCATGAAATCAACTAAACCAGCTCCAAGACCATTAGCATCAACTACAACTACTCTAGCTTTATATTTATAAAATAATTTTTTAATATGAATAGCTTGTTGCTCAAAATCTTCAGCTTCATAGGAATATAAATTAACAAGAGTCTTAAGTGCTGCTCCTTGTACTTGCGGAGTTACTTTAAAAATACAAACTTCTGTTGTACATTTAAAACGACCAACGTCGACTCCTAATACATAATAAGCACTTTTACTACTTCTTCCACTAAATTCATATTCAGGTTGTAATAATTGTCTATGTTTATCAAATTTTTCAGCTGAGAAGAATGCATTTTCTGCATCTCCACTTCACTCAGACTCATATTCACGAGCAAACGAACTATCATTATAAGTTCCATCTAATTTTAATTCTTCGATAAAAGATTTCTTAAGTAGCTTTTCCATAACTGGAACTCGTCAAGTTCCTCCAAGAACGACAGCCTCATTTGGTTCAATAATTTGTTGAATAAGTATTTGAATTAACTTTTCATAGGCAAATGAGCTTTTTCATCCAGCAGTAGTTACATAAATTTGAGATTTGTTAACTACTTCTTCTTCAATTCTACTACCATCTGCAAGTCTTCTATCAACGTTCATGGTTGGAATAATAACTTCATTTAATAATGTTTGGTCTATTAAAATACACTCTTCCATTAAACCTCCAGTAGCACGCTTACCACGGGAACTTTGTTGTGCAGCCATAATATCTAATTTACTACCATTTTTAAATTTATATTCAACCATATTTTTACTTGCTTTTGTTTGACCTCTTGTTCAATCAATTTCATTTTTTAAACCAGGAATTAATTTACAAAGTTCTTCTGCTTTTTCTCTAGCAATTCCAGCTGCTTGCTCCTTACCACCAGTAGTAACAAATAAATGTGCGCCAGGAAATAAAACACATCTAAGCATTAATATTAATACTGATAAAAATGATTTTGAATAAGCACGAGGAAATGTTGCATAAGCATATCTATGACGCATTACCGCCCTTAAAAATACTCTTTGATAAAAGTATAAATTAAAATTTTCTGGGTTATTACCACATAAAAAATCAACAAACATATCTGGGTATTCCCTTCAGAAAGAAATATATTGTCTAATAATTGGCAAATTTTCTTTAATTCTTTCTTCTGAAATACCCACTTTTTTAATAAGACTTTTATTTTTTGATAATTCCATTAAATCTGCAAGAGCCATTATTCATCACCCTCTTGAAAATCAAAATTATCTTCAATAGAAAGCTCTAAATCACTATCCTTTTGAGCTTCCATTTCATTTATAAAAGCAGCATAATCTTCATCTTCTAATTCAATTTGTCCATCTTGTGCGGCAGCTTCCGCCTCGTTCATTTCTTTTTGAATTTGTATCTTCTTTAAAGCATCTTCTATTTGTTGACCAAAACCTAAATCTTGAGTAACTAATTTATGTAAATAATCATTCATATCTTTTAATGTTAAATCAACTTTATCTTGTGGGATATCTGTTGCAAATCTAGGAATAAATCCTTCTTTCTCACATAATGTAACTAATTCTCCAACACTATCAACAAAATCATTTTTATCTTCTTTGTTTTGTGCTGCAGTAAATTTTGCAGATTTTCTTAATGATTCTGAAACTCTTGCTAATTTTTGATATCCATCTAAATCTCCAATATCTAAAGCTTGATTCATTTTTAAATTTGTTTTGCAAATTAATATTAAAGTATTAATAGTGTCAGCATCTTGAATATCGAAAGACTCAGTCATTTCATTATAACTTCTTTCTAATTCAACTCATTCTTGAGGTTTATATAAACGACCTCATTTCATTGCTAAATAAATTTTATCCTCATCTGTTAGATCTGCTGCAGTGTCTATTAACTCATCTTCAGACATATAAGGATCATGTATTTCTGCAGGAATAGATCCAGGTAAAACTGGATTTTGGCCAGTTGGAGCAGACATAATTTCTTTATGTTTAGTTTCTGTCTGAGTTAAAGTTTTATATTCAGCTTCACTAATTTCTCCATTTTCAAATCGTTCTTTAGCTTCAGCCTCGCGTTCTGCAATTTCTTGAGCTGCCGCTTCCGCCTTTGCTTGATACTCTTGTTGTAATTTTTCAGTATCAGCTCAACTGTAAGCTTTCCATTGTTTTAATTTCATTTTAGATAAATATCTACCAAAAACAGATTGACTAGTTACTTTTGAAGGATCTTTTTCATATAATCTATCTCTTAATGTATTTCATTCTTCAGGAACATATGGAACATCCATTTTTTCTAAAAGTCATAAATATGTTTCAGGGTCAAAATTATCAATATGCATAGTTAAACATTTTTTACATAGCTCAGTTTTTGTTCCATCTTTATAGGTAAAAAATTCATTCTCACCCATTGTTTTCATACATTTTTTACAATAATATTTTTCTTTTTCATTCATAATAAATCACCTCAATTATTTTTCTTCTTTATTCTTTTTATTGCGACAATCTTTACAAATACTATAAAAACCATCTTTAGATGTTTTATTTTTTGAAAAATAAATATTATGTGCTAATTTAACTTCTCCACAACGAGAACATCTTTTTCATTTTCCTTTTTCTTGTGTTGTATAATATCAATTTAAATATCTTTTTATTTCATTTTCTGCTAATAATTTAGGTATTTTATTACGTCACAATGCACTAATATATTCAACGGAATGTTTTATCCCATGATTTAATTCTAATAAAAATTGAATTTCCGCATTACTTCTACCATCTATTTTATAAATTAATAAATCATAATATAACGGATATTTATCTCTTAATGTATCTTCAATTAAATCATCTAAATCCATCATCATGTAATAACAATCACTATCAAATTTACCATAGCTTTCTGCCTTTAATGCACTATAGTTGCATAATAATGCGGAAATATGTTTTGGATTAAAAAATGAACATAATCCATTACTTTCAGGAATTCCATTTTCATTAAAAGTAATTATTTCATCAAAATCTGAATGTGCAAATGACTTAACTGCATTTGCTGTATAAGAAGGTGGTTTTACTGTATTTTTAATAGTATATTGTTCTTGATACATTTCAATTAATTGTTTTTTTAATGAGAATTTCTTTTTTCCTGTCGCTCTTGTAACTTGTCCTTTAATAGCTTCAATAGCCTCACCTAAATCTGCAAGAGCAGGGATTTCCGCCCTATCTTTAGGTGTAATTGAAACTTTTGGAGTTAATAAAATATTTTTATCATTTTCAATAGTAATATTATATAAACCATCTTCTCCATTTTCAAATTTGCTGACTAAGCCCTGATATGATGTTTCTCTTTTATTTATTGTTATCATTCTATTATCTGTTATTATTTCTTTTTTCTTTTTTTCGTCTTTATCCATTGCAAAAATTATATAATTACTTAAAATTTCTATATACTTTTCAGTTAATTGATTTGGAGGAGTTTGTTTTACTATTTGTTCAACTAAAGTTTTTCGTTCTTCTGATGTTTTTAACGAATAATCTAATTTAATTTTAGTATCCATCAAATAAACTCCTTTCATTTAAATCTATTTTAAACATTTCTGTCCTGTTTTTTCTTGATTATATTATAACTGAAAAATTTTCAATTGTCAACCCTAGAATAAAAGATTTATAAATTGATTAAAAGAAAAAACTATTATATAATATATATAAAGAAAAATATAAAAAAGAAAGTTTGTGAAAAATATGAATAAAGATACAATTATTATGAATAGATTATGGGAACATTATTATTATTTAGAATCTAAAGGTTATGAAATAGTATGTTTAATGTTACAAGGTAGTCAAAATTATGGATTAGATGAATATAGTGATAATTATAAATCTGATATTGATAGTAAAGCTATTGTATTACCGCATTTCCGCGACTTTGTATATGAAAAACAACCTATTAGTAAAGTAGAAATTTTAGATAATAATGAACATATTGATGTTAAAGATATTAGAGTAATGTTTGAAATGTTTACTAAAGAAAATATTAGTTATATTGAATTATTATATACTAAATATAAAATTATTAATCCTAAATATTTATTATATATGCAAAAAGTTTTCGATCGCCGCAAAGATATTGCCGAGATTAATGTTAATCAATTTTTAAGATGTATTGTAGGGATGAGTGGAAATAAAGTGAAAGCATTATGCCATCCATATCCAAATTTAATTGAGAAAATTGAAAAGTATGGATTTGATGGTAAACAATTAAGTCATTGTGTAAGACTATATGAATTTATTAGCCGCTATACAAGAGGAGTTCCTATTGAGCAATGTTATTTTACTCAAGATAAAGAATTGTTAATGAATTTAAAGAAACAGCTCACTGCTAAAGGAGATCGCGTCATGACAAAAGATGAAGCTGTTGCCGCAGCATCTTTCTATTTTGAACAAACAAAATTAATGGAAAGTTTACATTTAATGAAAGAAGACAAAGTTAATTATGAAACTATTGACTTCTTAAATAAAATTAAGTATGATATTCTAAAGAAAAAATTTATGGAGGATATACAAGATGAAAAATAGTGATTCTTTAAAATTTGACTATACGCTGCCAGTAAGCGAGCTTCCGCATGATTATTATATATTATATATAAAAAATAAAGAATTCGCTTATGATTGAACAAAAAAATATCAAAAAGAACATTTATATCAATTGCCGCTTGATTTAGATCATTTTTATTATCCAGAAAATACTTACTTTTTAGTTGTTGGAAAATCTAAAAAGATGGGTGATCAAATTTTAGATGGCGGCAATATTTTACAAGAGACTGCTAGATATACTAGAAAGAGGTTAAAACATGAAACTATGGATAATTAATTTAATAATACGATTAAAATTATTTTGAATGAATAAGCGCAAATGGTTGATTGTGCTTGGGGCTATTCTAGGTATTATCATTGTTTGAGCTATTGTTGCCGCATGTACTACTTCCCGCTTTTTCTATATAGATTGAGATGGTAATAGCGGGGTTGCAGATAAATGTTGAGTTGATAATGGGAGATTATTATGTGAAAAAATGTATAATGGAGTTGTTAATGTTAGACAATATTGAAAAGGAAGATAAAATAATTGCGGCAATACTTACTTATGTTAAATTTCAAAATGAAACATCGTGGAGGAGCGAAGATACTGTTGCGCGCACATATTTACATATTTTAAAAACGATTTCACAAAAAGAAGAAAAAAAAGATAATATCCCAGATTTAAATGATATATTAAATATGACTGCTGAAGAATGAGAACATTTAAAAGAATCGTCATTATAAAATAATTTTATTAAAAATAGATTTAAAGATTTTAGAGTGTTTGATAGCAAAACCATTTTCTGAAATTAAAAAATAAGTTAAAGATTTTTATGTCGAGGCAAAACCTTTTTTTAAAAACTAAAAAAATTTTTTCCCAAAACACCGCCCCCACTAGCGCGTTTTAAGTACGTTCTGTAGCACGTTAAAAGAGATTCCTTGCTAATTCATAATCAACGGGTCGCAAATGATTGCTGCGATCCGCATTTTACATTTACTTTACACTTTAGAATTTTTTTATTTGACAATCAACTTTACATTTACTTTACACTTTTCCTAAAATAAATAATTAAAAAATAATACTTAAACCTATTGACATTTCACTTCTAATGTGCTATAATTAAATTGTAAACAAGAAAGAAGTGATTACAATGCAAAACATTTATCTAATTCAATACCAATTAGTCAGTGACAATTTTAAAGGCGAAATACAAAACTTTAACCTAGTATTTAAAGATAAAGATAGTGCGGAAAAAATGGCATACAAACTTACTATTGATAACACACTATTAAAACAATTAACTTGCTTAATTGAAAAAGATAACAATAGTATTTATTCAATTAGAGCATGGGTTGAAGAGTTAGCACTAGTTGACTAACTCTCCAACAACTAATGCGGAAAAGAATAAAAGAGATAAAAATATTTTGCTAAACAATTAGGATAAATAACATAAATAATTATCAAAAAAGTATTGACAAATGATAAGAACAATGTTATAATAATAATGTAAATAAGAAAAGAGTGATTTTTAATGATTAAGTTATTTTTAGACATGGATGGCACACTTGCAAAGTTCAATAGTAAAAGAAATGCACTACAAAGATTTACTACTGAAAAAGGTTTTTTTAGCAGTCTAAAACCATTCAAGAACATTGAGTTTATTAATGATTTAGCATTAAAAAAAGATTGTGAGTTGTACATTATTAGTGCAACTCCAAACGCTCAAGCGGACAATGATAAAATGATTTGGTTAGAAAAGTATTTACCAAACATTAAGAAAGCAAACATTTGTTTTTGTAGAATTGGAACGAATAAAGCAAAAGAAATCAAGAGACAATTAAACATTGACATTGATAAGACTTGCTTACTACTAGACGATTATACTAATAATTTAATCGAATGGAATAATGCTAATGGAATTGGAATAAAAAGGTTAACAAGTTTAGCAAATAACAAGAGTAAAAGATGGAAAGGATTTTCTATCAAGGATTTGAGTTCCATTTCAAAATTAATTGACAAAATCGCATGTTCGCAAATTTAAGAAATGCGGCGGCAGTCGGTTCGTCACCTCTATTCCGAGGTACTTCAAATAGTTGACCGATGCTTCCGCAATTTTTTTTAAAAGAGTTTACATTTAGGTGTTGACAAGTGGCACTTTTAGTGGTATAATAAATATAGAAAAGATAAAGAAAGAGGTTTGAAAGTTATGAAAAAAAATTATGAAAATATTATCTTTGTTGTAATTGCTATTGTATTAATTATTGGTTGTGTTGCAATACTTTGGGCACAAGACAATGCTGAACATAAAAAAGCAATTACTCGTTGCAATGGTATTGAAAATACTATTGAAAAATATGATAGCACAGGTGAAAGATACTGGGTTTGTAAATAAAGTGTCAACTTGACACTTTTTTACATTGCGCGGCGCGCTTACGGCTGTCAAATATGAGTAGCGCCGCAATTTTACATAGACTTTACATGTCGAATTTTGTCAACCAACTTGTGATACAGTAGGCGACGTTGTAACTTCCTAAAATTATTTAAAAAAAATAATTAAAAAGTGTTGACATTATTTTTTAATTATGTTATAATTAAGATGTAATAAAGAAAGAGAGTTGATAGTTATGGAAATAAAAGACTTAACTTTTAAACAAATTTGTAATTGCTTAGCATTAATGAAAAAATTAGAAGAAACAAAAGTTCTTGAATTTGATATCGATAATTGCAAAGCACAATTAAATTATGATAATGCTATGAGATTTTTAGAAAGACAAAATATAGCATTAAATGAAATAATCAATGAAACTATTAAAATTTTAAAAGTAAATAAACAATTTGACCTTTGTAATCAAATTGAAGAAATAAGAAAAGAGGTTATTTAATGGAAACAAATATCAAAAAAATGTATGCTGTTATTATTAAAAGAAATAACAATGACGAACAAATAATTGCTATTGAACTAGACCAAGAAAAAGCAATGGCAACAATGAGAAATATTTTATCAATGAACCAAAATATTTCTACTAATCAAGTGTACGTAAATGAATACGAATTAAAAAATATTCAAGAAATACTTGACTTATCTATCTAAATATGTTATAATATAATTGTAAATAAGAAAAGGAGTGATAATTATGGCTAAATCAATGGCACCTGCAAAAAGACACGCAATGCGTGCAATGTATGAGGCTCGTGATAAAGCGAGAAAAGATGCAAGACTAGGAATTAAACCTAGAGTTGCTAAAAAAGGAAAGAGAAAATAATTTCTCTTTCCTAATAAAAAACTATTGACAAATAATTAATAAAATGATATAATATAAATGTAATAAAGAAAAGAGAAAAGAGTGAATAATTAATGACAACAAAAAAAATTGATTTAAAAAAAGAAAGATATTTATTATTTGTAGATACTGAAACTATTGGTAGTCTATTTGTAAAAGAAAGCGTTTTACCATTTGAAATTGGTACAAAAGTTTATGACTTAGAACAAAAGAAAGTTGTTAGAGAAAAAAGTTATCTAGTAAGAAAATTCTTTAATAATAAATACATAATGTTAAGTACATTTAGTGCTACAAAATATCCAAATTATTTTGAAAAATTAGAAAACGACAAAAGATATAAAACTTGTAGTGTTAATGATATAATGCAAGAATTATCAAAAGTAATAAGTCGTTATAATATTAAAATAATGGTTGCACACAATGGCAATTTTGATAAAACTGCTATTGAAAGATTAAGCAATGATTTTGGAATTGATAATGCTTTTGAAAATGTTGATTTACTTGATACAATGGAATTATCAAAAATAATCACATTTAGTAAAGACTACGCAAATTATTGTATCGAACATAAAGATATTTTAAATAGTATTAAGGAAAGTTGCTTTATTACAAATAGCGGAAGAGTAAGAACTACTGCACAAGCAATTTATAGTTACATTACTAATAACCCTACATTTGAAGAAGCCCATACTGGACTTGAAGATATTGACATAGAAATTAAGATTTTTGAAAAGTCAATGGAAATGTTAGGAAATACAATAGTAAACCTTAATACTGCACCAACTTGGAAAGATTATTCTAAAGTTATAGAAGAAGTGTAAATTTACACTTCTTTTACGTTGCGGAAATGTAAACTTTACTGTAAATTTACATGTAAAGCGGCGGCCCGACTACGCCCACAAAATTCTGCTGCGGGCCGCGTAAATATAATGTAAACCACTTTACAGATTTTGACATCGAATGAACTGATCTTTACACTTACTTGACACTCCCAAAATTATTTTATTTTTTTTTACATTTTTTGCTTGACTTATTTTTAATAATTTGATATAATTAAGATGTAATAAAGAAAGGAATGATACAAATGATTAAAAAAGAAATTTTTATAGAAATATTAGAAATACTTCAAGATAGCGGAATATTAGAATATTACGACGACAAACAAAATAATACAATTGCAATAGAGAGTGAGTATGCTGATTTACACATTAAGTATGATAATACAACAAATTACATTGTTAACCCTCGTATGCAAAAATTACAAGAACAACTTACTTATCTTCAAGAAGAAATTAAAAAAGTTACTCTTGAAATACAAGAACTTGCAGAAATTGAAAAAAATTAAAAAAACTATTGACATTAAAAACTAATTATGATATAATATAAATGTAATAAAGAAAGGAATGATAATTATGGCTAAAAGAAAAATTGTAAACAAACCAGTTATTGACAAAAATGTTGCTCAATTTATGAGAACTGCCGCAAATCTTGCTAGAAAAGGAAAAACTAACAAGAAACTACACGGCAAAAACGCAAATGCTAAGGCAATGAAATACAACATTGCCTAAGCATAAAAAAAAATAAAAAAATGTTGACATTCATTTAAAAAAATGTTATAATATAATTGTAATAAAGAAAAAGAAGGAATGATATTATGGAAAAGAAAATTACAAAAAAAGATATGTTTAAGGAAGTTATTGCTCTTGCAACTGAAAATGGTAGACAAGACATTGTAGACTTCGCAAATCATGAAATTGAATTATTAGATAGAAAAAAATCTAGTGATACAAAATCAAAAACACAAATTGAAAATGAAAGCATTAAAAAAGTTATAGTAGAAACTTTAACTGAATTAGCAAAATTCGTAACTATCACTGAATTACAAAATGCTAATGAAGATTTATCTCAATTATCAAATCAAAAAATTAGTGCTTTATTAAAACAATTAGTTGATACTGAAGTTATCAAAAAACAAATTGATAAGAAAAAAGCATACTTTGGTATCTAATATTAAAGACTTCAAGTCTTTAATATAAGGAATTAAAAATAAAAAGTTAATTCTTTATATTAGGGACTTGGAAAACCTAATGATTTTAAGTGTTTAAAGAGAATGACACTCAGTTTCCAAATCTTTGCCTGTGAAAAAGATGAGTTTCATAGACTTTTGACTATAAGAAAGTCAAGTTTTTTAGAAATATTTTTGATCTTTAAGAAAAAAGTTTCAACTTTACAAAATAATACTAGTTAAAATGTAAAGTCTAGAGTAAAACAAGTGTCCAAGCACTTGTTTTATTTTACACTTTTTTGATACACTTGGCTAAGTTGTGGCGGGCCGCTGACGCTCACTTTGTTTCGCTGCGGCACGTAAATCTGATGTAAACTAATGTGTAAAGTTTTGTAAATCAATTGCCACACTTGATGTTAATTA